ATTTTCTTCAGTTATAGTCTTACTACGAACACACATAGTTAACATCTTATTTATAGATTCATGCTCCAATGGACAAACATAACATTTCAGATCATAATCATAACGCCATGTACGTTTCAAAAAACTAACTTGATTCAAACTAATGAAAGGTACGCTCTCTGCATCTTTGTCAGCCATAGTATATTCAACACCTATTTTAAGGAGTTCTTCTCTAATAACTGTATGATTGAACCATTCAACCTTTGAACAACCCACATTATCGTCACCATAGGTTTTTAATCTCACATCTCTTCGAAAATTAACACAATTGCCATCTGGACTACGCTTACAGTATACGTATCTCATATATATACTATTGGCTAATCCATTCACAATAACTGTCCAAGGGTGTCCAGAAGGATTACTACGAAAAAATTCAATTAGATCACCATTAAAGTTCATAAACGCAAATGCTGTATCTAAAGCAATACCTCTACACACTTTCAATTGCTCTCTACTATACCCAGCCTTACGAGCTATTGCTATCATAACGTCGAAAGCAGCTTGTATGATAATCGATTCCATTAATTTATCATAAAATTTAAAATCACCTGCAAACATATTCATCTTATTATCCAAAATTTGAGCTTCATCATAGTTTTCAATATAACCTGGTACAATGTCTAATAACCATGCACGCAAATTATTCCACTCAATAGATTGAGCTACTGTGCCTGGACCAGCTTCAAACAAATCTCTTTTATTTTGGACCAATCTTATAAGCGATAACATATACATTCTATTAACAATAGTCCAATCTGCAGGTGCACCGGAAAACACACGTGTCTTTGAAATTTTAATTTTCTTAAATGGAAGAGCTTCATCTTTAAGGTGACTGGAAAATATAGGACTATATCTATCACCTTGTTCATAACAATCTATACAATTCTGTACACGTTCCATCGTATATTTGTCGAATTTAACTGGATCATTAATGTTATCATAATTGTTGTCATCTACACTTATAAAATAGCGCTTACTCTTATTCCATGGAAAGCCCATTGATGTATTTCTATTCATTTTATCAACATATGCTACCCCATTACATCCATTAATAGCTGTAGGTATATCATAAACCTGTACTAATTTTAAATCCTCATCTGTTAATTCAGATAATATATCATTAATTAAACCATTTTTTGCCTTTTCCAAAACATCCATATCTATTGATGATTTATGCATAACCATAGGTTTAAGATTGTTGTGCCAATGCATATAACCCTTCATGACAGGTTGACCTGTATTAACTACATAACCACGTTTCTTCATAGCCTCACAAATGTATGTTTGACATACTCGACTCTTGGGGTGTGCACGATGTCCTTTAAAGGAACCATAAATTTTACAAGCTCCTTGTTCTACAAAATTAGTAGAACTTTTAGGATGCGTGTCAATTATTTCATGTTTAAACTCATTTACACCCAAATCAGGAGGATTTGGTTCGAATTGAATCTCACATGATTGTTTTATATCTTGCAAAATCTCTTGTGTAACATATATGGATCTAATTTGACTTGTCATCTCACTACCCAACCAATGTAGACCTAATATAATACAACCCATTTCACCCTTAGTAACAAGAATCGATCCACAATCGCCATTAACTGTACGATCTACAGCTATACCACGCCATGCTGGGCAATCATAATTTTTGTATAACGCATTTTCCATGTATGTGATATGCCGAACAGGTATGGTTGTAATTTCTCCCAAAGGAGATCTACCCATATATACACCTTTATATTCACCACGTAGAGATTGTTTACAAAATAAATCTATAATATTGGTCTTGGGTGGTAAATTACGTATAGTTATATATCCCAAATCACTACTACCACATCGAAAAATTTGTGATTTCTTAACTTTAATACTTATAGTAGTTGAAATACCTTTAACAATGCGATCTTGAACAATAGTCAATTCAAATTCTTGACATGATGGTAAACCATGATAATTAAATATATAAATTTGACCAACAATACATAAAGCACGTGTATTTTTCTTCCTACGCAAACCATCATCACTAGTATATCTACTTTCAAAATGTACACAATTGCGTGATAATATATCATATATCTTTTCCACAGATAATCCTTTAAAAGATAATGATTTAGAAGAGACATCAAAGGTACTAACCAAATATTCATCCCTTTGCCATACATCAGGTTTTTGTTCTAAATCAATAACTGGTTTAGATCCAATATCCTCCACCTTAGTTTGTTCAATTACCTGTGTAAATTTAGCATCATCATCTTGAGTAATTACTGGATCTTTCTTTTCCAAGTCAAATACTGATTCAGATTCAGCACCCTCTATATTAGTTTGTTCGAATACTTGTTTAAAATTAATATTAGTTCCTTTAACGGCAACTATTGGATCCGCTTTGTTATTTTCTTTTTTAAATAAATTCAGAAAATTAGAAAATAACCTATAGATACAATACGATGATGTAAAAAATGCTATTATAGCTAGTAATAAAGGTACACGTCCAACTGAAGTTTCAACACGACGACCCATACTTTTAATCAATTTTTTAAGAAACCTATTTTTATCTATACGTGTGAATAAATGTCTAATTAAAAATAATCTAAGAAAGGGAAAACAACGTAGAATATATGTTCCAGACGTACGTAAAAAATTATATTCTAAAACACAAAGTATTATCCATTCTAAACATAATGACATAATACCTGAAAACCAATTTTCTCCAGACATTTTTGACATATGATTAACTAAATTTAATGTTGTAACAATATCATCATCAAGATCACGATCAATATTTCCACCCACAGAACCTGTTGTGGAAGTTGAATATTGAGAAGTTATATCTTCAACATTACCTTCTATGGTATTGGTGATGATTACACTATCCAATACTATGTCAAATTTGCTGGTTATTAAGCTAACAGAATTCAAATCTTTATATTCATATTGGTCACCAACAATGTGAAACATCGCATCAAACGACAATACATTATTTTGTACACCGGCACTATATAACTCATAAATTTTATATTCATTATCAAAACAAAAAAATCTATGATTACATTTATATTGATTACATTCAATACATTTGCGAATCTGCAGTGTCACACTATGTCTACATTCTTGAACACATTTGCACGCATTACTTGGATAATAACAAAATTTACAAATATTATTATTTTTCATAATATTATCACAATGTGAAACAACAGCCTGTGTCTCCTCAAATTTATGTGCAACCTTAGCAAACCATGCAAGAAAATCATTAATATTTTCGTAAACACCAATTTCTTCCAATTTTGCAGTTTGATACGTACGTGAATCACTGGATGGTATCACTTTTTTAACAGTTATAATCCAATAATCTGGAAAAAATCCATCACACAATTCAGGTATATTCTCACTATCCAGAAACACACTATCTTTAGCATATTGTGGTTTTGGCTGTATATCAATAACGAATGGTAATCGACGTTGTATAGCCAATGGGCACGCAAAATATGCAAATGCATTAAGATGTTCTGTATTTGTTGATGCTATAACCAATCGAGGTTTCAAAGGAATACGACCCTTATCACACAATTCAGCTTGATTAGGAACAAATGGTATATTGTTCACAACTTGTAACATTTCTAAGATAGTTGGATCTCCATTCATTGCTTTATCAGGTCTCAAATTAGAAACATCATCTAAACACAAAGCCCATACGTAAGTGGTTAGACCAGACCAAAAATCATCATTTGCATTGCGCGTATAAAAATACTCATCACTAGTTGGTAAATCAAATAATTTACCATAATAGTAAAATAACAATTTAGTAAATGTTGATTTAGCTACACTAGATCCACCATAAAGTAACACAGAAAACGGAGCTTGTCGCATTTTCTGTGCTGCACGCTTGGTAGTTTCATTTGCTTTGATCATTTTAAGATCATGTAAAATGTTTCTAATCGTAGATTTCTCAAACTCTCCTAATCGAATAGCGTGTTTATAAATACTATCCCCTTGTTCAATCGTCTCATCAAGATCAGCCATATAAGTATGCACTTCAATACCATGTAAAGCTGCATTTACTAAATGATTAGATTTAAATTTAAGGTCTGACGCTTTATTTAACCAAGATTCATATTTGGAACCACTATGGTATATTGGATCCATAGAACCAGTTTTCATACATTGATAACCACGTTCACTAATGAACAATAAAGTATCAATTAATGAATGTAAAAAATCAGGTCCCATATAGTATTGTCGTTTAATGGCTTCACTTTCTATTTTGGAATAGTTCAATTTATCAAAAGTTAATCCTATTTTATCAAAAAGAGATAAACTAAGACAATACATCATGAATTTATACAATTTCTTAAAAATTGGTGCGTTACGAACTTCTTCATATTTATTTAAATATCCTCGTACATCAGCGAACACATGCTCTGCGGATTGTTCATTAAATTCTTCCCTAAACAGTGAATCATAATATTCATTAATTATATCACAATACTTCATTGAAAACAATGGACCCTGAGATCGTAGCTTGATGAAATTAGCTACTGCCATTGTTACATCAAATTTACTAGTGCTATTTGTTAAATAATAGCACAATAAATAAATATCTTCGACTAGCTTGATTAAATAGTCGGCATCCTTTCCAGAAAAATAATGATCTAAATTAAGTTTATCTTTTAGATAACCTGTAAC